AATCCATAGAATCCGCCTGGAGCAGCACCTACTACAATCGTTAAAGGAAATTTATCGTAATATGGTAGAGTTGCCTTATGTTTTGGATCATAGAAATACATATACATACTGCCAACTGCAGTTGCTTTACCTAAATCTGCAACAGTTGCCTTAGATAATGCTTCATCTTTTAAAACTTTTTGAGGTGATACCTTTCCAAGTGCTTTAACAGATTTTCTGAACCATTTTTTGGCATCATCACTGTTCAGACGTATCTGAGATCGTGATGCTCCTGCTTGTAGTGTGTCGAATAAACTAGCCATAGATCTATTTATATCATCCCTTCAGTAGTTTGATGCCTAAATTCTTTAATGTGTCTTCTGTCCATATCTGAAATTTCCAATCTTTTTGCTTTGCATAGTTCTGTGCAGCTTTCCATTTGTTAGTATTCGTAACGTATGTTGTTACTTCCTTAACGTATTTCTTTGTCTTACGAGCTGGTTTTTTAGGTGGAATTGTCTGATTTTTAGGCTTAATCTCTACTAAAAATACCTCATCATTCTTCATTACAATCAACAAATCAACGAAATATCGATGCATTCTACCATCAACGTCAGACATATAAGGAACTACGATCTCTTCTGAATTCCATCCTCTTACATTTGGATTACCCTCACACCATTTAAATGCTTGACGTTCCCATAGAGATCTATACGTAACTTTCTTCGGATCTCCGATGTATTTTGATTTGTCTTTTATTGTGTATTTGCCTTTGTAACTCATATAAATAGTACCATAGATTAATATATAACTCTATTTATATAGGTAAAAATATGGCATATCAACCACTACTAACATACCCAACTACGCTTCGAGAAGATGCATCTACGGGTAAACAGCCGTTTATGAGTTTCGCGCTGAAAAAAGAAGGAGATCCTACGATAGATTCAAAGAAGATGATATTTATGTATCTTCCTTCATCACTTGCAGTCTCCGATGGAGCATCATATAGTGGTGTTAACTTAGGAACAGGAAGAGCAATTGGAGCTCTTCGAGATGAAGCAAAAGGAACCGAATCAGTTAGTAATATGGATGTACAAGCTGGATTACTTGCAGCTATGAAAGAAGGTGGCGGAGCAACAGCTTCAGTTGCAGCAGAAAGTTCAATAGCTTCAGGTGTAGCGCTCAATCCGTTTACTAATATGACATTCGAAGGCATGACTATGCGATCTTGGTCATTTGATTTTAAAATGATATCAGAATCGGCAGATGAAGCTAAAACAATAAGAGATATAGAGAATTTCTTTCGAAAGAATATGTACGCAGAAAGTACAGGAGCATTATCTCTTAAATATCCACCACTTGTCAGAACACAATTCTGGGATGGTGAAGAAGAATCACGATTCTTACCTATGATCATGGATTCATATATTACTGGATTATCAGTAACCTATAACGAATCAAATAGTATGTATCATGATGATGGAGCTCCAGTCGAAACAAACATGCAAATTCAATTATCAGAACATCGAAGTCTTACTAAGAATGATTTGTATATGAAAGAATCATTGCAATATAACAGAGGTGGTAGAGATAACAGTGATTTAGAAAATGCTCTTACTCCTGAAGAGGCCTCAGGAGCACACAAAAAGAAGCTCGACGAAGATAAGAAAAAAGAAGAGGACTCAGAATAATGTCATTTTTTAAACTATTTCCAACACAATCCTACGATTTTAATCGCGATGGTATACTACAAAACGTTATAGACATATATAGATCTGTAAGGGCCGAAGGTACTTTCATTGATAACGTAGCAGCATATAAACTAGAAGATATTCGAAATGGTGAAAGACCAGACATAATGTCACAAAGAATATATGGCACAACAGATTATTATTGGACATTCTTTGTTATCAACGAATTCCTACATGATGGATTAGCTGTATGGCCTATGTCACAAGAAGATCTTCAAGAATATTATGCAAATGAATTCAACGGATATGCGATCAATACATTACCATCTATCACAAGAAATTCAGATCTTGGTATTACAGACTATAAAGATTCCATCGCGAATCGATTTACAATTGGAGAAACAGTAGTTGGTTCTATATCAGGTGCAAGGGGTACTCTCACAAAGAAAGATCTTGATCTTAATCAATTAGTTATTCAAGACGTTACTCTTGGATCAGGTGGTGGATTTATCGGAGATCCAAGTAACGCAACAGAAAATATTATTGGAGAAACGAGCGGAGATTTTGTCGCAACATATAGATCATGGAAATATCGTGTAGCTCCACATCATTATTATTCTCTTACACAAGGAAAATTTAATGGTGTTGACGGTGAAGATAGACCAATCAGCGTAGCAGAGAATATACCAGGTGCTGAAGGTATGGGTAATACCGGTTATATTACGAATCAGTCATATCTCGAGAGTTTAAATTTCAAGAGATCAAAAATTAGAATCATTAATCCAAAATACATAGAACAATTTGTCGAAGATTTCGAAGAGTTAATCAATGTCTAATATAAAATCGTATACAACAGGTGATGGTAAGAGTAATGTCACTCCGTCGGCCTATGAAATAAACAGTTGTACGCTTACTTCAAATTCCGGTAAAGAATATTCTATAAAAGATCTTCTTGGTACGGTAGAAGTAGTAGAATCGTTAGGACAAGAGACGATCGATGTTAAATTAGGTATCGTTGATGGTATACAATTTTTAGAGTCTGCGATTATTTCAGGTAACGAGAGAATTAAGTTAAAAATAACCCATAAATCTTTCGATGGTCAAAAAAAATATGATATGAGTTTAAGAATTGCAGAGATAACAGAGTATGTAAGGCTAAAACCCGGTATTGTAACGTATTTCTTTAACTGTTTTTCCGAGCACATGTACAATAATGCGATCAAGAAGTTAGTAAGACCATTCGAGGGTAGTATTGGTAGTATCATAGAGAAGATTGTTAAAAAAGATTTGAAGTGTCAACGAATTGGAACGATGAATACCGAAACAAAGGGTATTCTGAAGGGTATTTTTCCGAGACTCGAACCAATCGAAGCAATTAACTGGTTAAATCGTAATGCCTATGACAATCAGACACCATTTTATTTCACAGATACTCTTGCAAAGGGTATTATATATGATAGTTACAAAAATTTATGTGACGCAGAGATACATCGTGAGTATATTATGATGTCAACGTTCCTGAATAGACCGGGTTCAAAAGAATATTACGAAGAGATGCAAAAAAATGTTAAGCGATTGACATCTACAATGGATATGGCTCCGTTGGTTAACCTCGATGAAGGTGCATATGCGTCGACCATGCATACTCTTGACTATAGCGATAAGAGTTTTAATACATTCTTCTATGATTACGACAGTGTCAGCCCTAAAAAATTAAATAAGAACAAACCATTCAGCGATAAGGCCGAGGTTGATGGTATTCCGTTCACTCAAACAAGAGATTCAATGCATCACCACATATCCCTCAATAAAAATTCTTTCGAAGGAGAGTTTGGTAACTATAGTTCACCTGTAGAGCCAACAATGTTAAACGCAGAGAGTATAAAGAGTAATATGTCAACGATGGGACAGACAATTACAGTAGCGGGAGACTATGATATAACTCCGGGTAAGAAGATAACATTAACATTGCCTAAGAGTATGGGTGTAGATGCGACAGGAACGAAAGATAAGTTCATTACCGGTAACTATATTATAACGAAAATCAGTCATTCATTCAGAGAAGAGTATGATATGACGCTGGAACTAAAGAAAGACAGTTCCTTATTAGATATGAACGGAGAGAGTGCATGATTTTTTTAAAAACGAAAGGAATAATGAGTAAGGTAAGGGTTTTTTTTCAAGGATTCGGATATACACCTCTTTATTTGAGTGGTATCAAAAAAAATATGAAGGATTGGGAAGGTATTGACGTAGCGGAGAGGGTAAGGGAAACTAAGGCCTCGGCTGATCAGAAGAGTCCGAGCAATACCGTCCGCAAAAGGGGATCGAAGTAACTATGAGTGCGAGAAAAGAAGACCAGTATATATCAGGCAGCTTCAGTTGGTTTACCGGTGTTGTGGAAGATACAAACGATATCAGTAACTTGGGTAGAGTACGTGTCAGATGTTTCGGATACCATACACATGATAAGGGTATATTACCTACTGAATCCCTACCTTGGGCTACTGTTATGCTACCGGCGTCCAGCTCCGGCGTTCAAGGATATGGTACTAATCATCGCCTCCTGAGTGGATCGTGGGTTGTAGGGTTCTTTAGAGACGGACCATCAGCGCAAGACCCTCTTATAATGGGTTCAATAGCCAGCCAGACCAGCTCTTTGCCAGGCCAGGATGATGGGTTTTCCGGGTCTTATCCTACGGAGATAGGATTAGATATGCCCGTTCTGGCCCGGAACAATAGTACCAATACACAGGTTACGGCAACACCCGGTGGACATACAATAGAGTTAGATGATACGATCGATGCGGAAAAGATTGTTGTAACACATGTAAGCGGGAGCTTCATACAGCTACACCAGGATGGCACCATCACATTAGATTCGAGTAATGATACTATACTATTGAATGGAAATACGATCGTGACTGGGACTGTTAGGGCGTCAGACGAAATTACGGCTAAGTATATTGGCGAAGAGAGCGTTACCCTTACCGGTCATACACATGCACAAACCGGTGGTACAACAACAGATGCAGATAGCGGAGTAGATACAGCCTCTCCTTCCGCCGGATCCTAGTATATTATACCATATAAAAGAGTAAAAGTACATGCCTAAAGGATATAAATAGATCTATGAGTATATTAAACGATAGTACAGGACAATCATTAGTAGCGCGTAAGAGAGGTTGGGCTGATCTTGATCTTAACCTTACATTGCACCCTATCCGTAAAGATATCGTTATGCTTAGAGATGATAAGGCGATTAAGAACGCTGTAAAGAACCTGCTTCAGAGTAACTTCTATGATAGACCATTTCAGTCTACAGTCGGTGCTAATCTAAGGGGATTATTATTTGAACCGAACGATGCGATCACACGTATCTGTATGCGAGAGAATATCAAAGAAGTACTTTCCAAACACGAACCAAGAATTCGCTTGCAGGGGTTATATGTGGAAGATGCGTCCCAAGGGAACAGCTTTAAAATTACGGTTTTGTTCCAGATATTAGAATCCTCGGCAGAGACAGAGGTAGAAATTATTTTGAGGAGACTCAGATAAAATTTTTTTCCCCCGGGCCGGAGAGCTCTAGGGTATATAAACAAGAGAGATAAAC